AAAGAAGCATTTATGTTGGACTTTTAATTAAGTATTTGGAAGAAGAAAAAGAAAGAATCGCTTTACAAAAACAAGCAAATAAAAGAAGCAGATAATGGCAGATTTCAAAAGTAAATATATCTCTGAGCTAGAAAAAGGCAAAGGCCTTATTGGTGGTGCTAAAAGTGCCGCCTCTAGTAGCATGGACGATTTCAAAAAACAATTTAGCAAAGAAAGTATAGCTAAAAAGGCATTTGGAGGAGATGATATATTATCTGCATTGATTCGTGGTAAAATGGGAATCAAAAAGGAAAAAGGTGGAAAATCACCATCGAAAGAAGATTCTGCTTCTGGTGGAGGATTAGGCGAAGACGCAACATCTGTACTGACAATTATTGCAAAAAATTCTATGTCTCTGCCTGGTATGGCAAGAGATATGAATGTATTGAGACAAAACATTGTCAAACTTGTCAAACTAAAAGGTGGAAAAACAAGTCGTTTTGGTGGCAAAGCAGATGCATTTTTTAAGGGTTCTAAAGAAAGAGAAGAAACCTTAGAAGCTGAAATGGCAAGTAAAAGAAAAGTACCTGCCAAAGCGTCATCGTCTCCAGCACCAAAAACTGAAGGTGGAGGACTTGGTGGCATTTTCTCAATGATTAAAGATGGTCTTATACAAGGTGCCAAATTTCTTTTCAATCCAAAAAACTTATTAAAGATTCTTGGTAAACTAGCTTTACCTTTGATGATTATTAGTACATTGTTTGCTGGTATCAAAGCAGGATTTGAAAAGTACCAAGAAACGGGAAATTTCTCTGAAGCAATCGTTTCTGGTCTTGGAGGAATGTTAGAGTTTTTAACATTTGGTCTATTGGGTGAAGATACTCTCAAACAAGTTTTTGATTCATTAAGTGGAGTGTTTCAACCAGTCTTAGATACTGTATCAAATATTTTTGATAGTGTAAAAGGATTCTTCAAAAACATTTTTGGTGATACTGTTGATGTAAAAGAAGTTTCATCAGGTGGTGCCAAATCTGTTACTCCAAAACTACCAGAGGGTGGTAAAGTAGGAGGACCTGGCGGCGAGGCAGATAAAGCAGGCGCAGAATTAACTGCTAAAGTAACTGAGATGGGTGTTCCGGAAGGAACAATTCCAAAAGGTTTATTTGGTGACTTAGGTAATGTTGTTGATGCGGGTGCTGGTGGTGATTTTGGTGCAATGATTTCTGCGGGCGAAGAACTAAAGAAAAAATATCCAGCAAAAGCACCTGCAGCTGAAACATCAAACGACCAAGCATCAAGAAATTATGAGTTAAATAAAAATCTAACATCTAAAGTTTCTGGTGCGATTGGTATTGATTTACCAATGCCTGCACCACCAACACCTGTTATGAGTGCAGCTACTGCTGCAGCAGGTGGAAGTTCAGGTACTGCACCACTTCCAGTTGCAAAAGATAAACCTGCACCAGATTTAGCACCTGCTGGTTCTGCTGGTGCACCAACACCTGCAGCTCCTCCTCCGCCAGCGCCAAGTCCAACTGCCGCTTCTGGTGAAGATAGTTATGCAGACAAAGCTGAATCTAATAGAATAGGTGCTTTACAATTCCTGAAAAGGTCATTAGGTATTATGCCGCCAGACCCAAGAAAACCAGGAAGTGGATATACCGATTTAAGAAACGGTGATAAACCATTAAGTGAAGAAGAAGTTAGAAAGAGAATTTCAGCCGCAGGAAAAAACCCCGATAAAATTATATCTCTATTGAATGATACTGGCAAAGGTGGTGGTTCAATAGATTTAACTAGTGGTAATCTAAACACAATTACTGGTGGTGCAATTGGTGGAGGTGGAAGTGGTGTGCCCCCATCACCATCAGCAACACCTGCACCAATGACAGGTGCACCTCCTGTTTCTGGTGCATCATTATCTTCAGCATCAACAGAAGTGGCAGAAGCACAACGAATGGAATCTGCGGCAGATAAAGGTTCAGTTGTTAATGCACCGACAAACAATAATTCATCCAGTTCTTCTGGAAAACCAAACAAACAAACTGCAAGTGCATATGATTCAGACTTTGCACAAAGACTAGCGACAACCTAATATGAAAATACCTGAAGGATTAAAAAATTCCATTAGTGGGAAAATTTTAGGTAAAGGTGAAAAATCAATCGCATCTAAAGTTTCGGGTGGTGGAGGTTCAGACAACACCACATTGATGTTCAAAGTTATAGCTAAAAACTTTATTGCATTACCTGGTATTGCAAGAGACTTGAATGTAACAAAACAAAACATCATGCAATTGGTAAAATTGGAAGGTGGAAAACCATCCAAAGATGCACCAGATTCTCCAATGGGTTCAAAGGTATTATCTGATAAAGAAGCACACGCAAAACTTGAAAAAGAATTAGAAAAAGGCAAACCAAAAACACCAACACCAGCAGTATCTAAAGTTTCTGGTGGTGGTCTTCTTGGAACAATCACAAAAATGTTTAAAGTTGGTGCAGTAATATTTGCACTATCTCAAATACCAGGTGGTTTCATCAAAGACATGTTTGATGGTATTGTTAATTCTATAAAAGAATTAGCAGGCATGTTATGGGATGAAATAAAAACTGCATTTAATGGATTTGTTGAAGGTATTACGAAATGGTTTAATGAAGTTGTACAACCTATATTAGATGAACTAACTGCATTTCTACAAAAAGTTTGGCAAAAAATAACAGACTTTTTTAAACCAATATTCAATTGGGTTGGTGATAAAATAAAAACAATTATAGAATATCTTCAACCTGTATTTGATTTTATGAAAGGTGTTTTGGATAAAGTTTTTGTTGTAGTAAATGCACTTAAAGAAAAATTAGCATTTTTGCAACCAGTTTATGATTCACTTGTAGAAAAAGTCAATAAGGTAAAAAGTTTTCTTGGATTGGATGAAAAGAAAGCAGAAGCACCAGCAGCACCTGTTTCTAAAGCACCTGCCGCACCATTACCTCCTACCGGCGCTGGTGGTGGTAGAGGTGGCCAAGGAGGTCCAACTGCATCACAAGCCGCAACAAAAGATTTAACACCTTCTCAATTAAAATGGTTAGGTACTGCGGACCCAACTGATCCATATATTATGGCGAGAATGCCTGCACCTATAGCGGGTGAAAAAGGTGGACCACCATCACCGAAACCCGAAGCTGCAGCCGCTGGCGTAGGCGCACCTTCGGGTCCTGCACCTGTTGTATCTGCTGGTAAAGCACCTGCAATTGGCAGTTTAGATGACACAAAGAAAATGATTATCAGACATGAAGGTATGAAAGATAAACCTTATAAAGATAGTCTTGGACTTTGGACAATTGGTGTTGGTCACTTGATTGGTGATGGCAAGTCATTACCACCCGAATATAATAGAACATTCACTCAAGCAGAAATTATGAAAATGTTTGATGATGATTTTGACCATCATGCAAAAGCTGCTGAAAAGATTCCAGGTTACAGTAAAGCAAATCCAGGTGGCCAAGGTGCATTGATTGATTTGACTTTCAATATGGGTAATTCTTGGTATAAAAAGTGGCCTAACTTCTGTAAAAAATTAGCTGCAGGAGATTTCAAAGGTGCTGCTGATGAACTTGCATCAAGTAAATGGGCTCAACAAGTAAAGAGTAGAGCTCAAACTATTATAGCATTAATCACCGGTGGCAGCGATGGCGCAGGTGCACCAACACCAGTGAGTGGTGGCGGAACACAAGTTGCTTCTGCGACACCAAGTCCAGCGCCAGCACCTAGTCCTGCGGCCGCGGCAACACCAACGCCTGCACCATCAATACCTGCTCCAAAAGCACAACCTTCAGTTGAACCAGCTTCAGCCAATAAACCTTCTTTATCTCAAAGTATAACAACGCAGGCCGGTGTTGAAATTGATAAATTCAATAAATCATTTGAAGAACGAATTGCAATGATGGCAGCGTCTTTCAAAACAGAAACTGGTAAAAAACTTCTCATTACTTCTGGGTTCCGCACCAATGAACAACAAAAGGTGTTATATGATGCTAAAGTTAAAGAATTGGGTGGTGATGAAAAAGCTGCAGGAAAATTAGTAGCCCGACCTGCTGCTCCTCTTGGCACAGGAAAAGGAAGTCTTCATGCAGCGGGATTAGCAGTAGATATTAATTCTCAAGGTGAAGCAGGCATTAATAGACTTGCAGGAACATGGGACAAACCAACTGGTTGGTTAGAAAAATTTGGATTGTCAAGGCCAGTACCAAAAGAAAATTGGCACGTTCAAGCTATGGGTACACCACCAACTTCAGATAATCCTAGTAATCCAGGTTCTCCCTCTATTGTACCAGATGAGAAGGGTAATGCAATTAATGCTGCTGATGGTAAAAAAGAAACTATTGATACAGGACAAGCAATATCATCGGCATCTACAGAAGTTGCAGCAGGCCAAAGAGCACAACAAAAACCAACCACTCCAATTATTGTTAATGCACCAACTACGAATACAACTACTGTAGTTAAGAATGAGTCTGTTAGAAATCCAAACGAAAAAAGAGCAGACCCAAATCAAACTCTACTTGCAAGAGCCACATAAAAAACCCCGCACAAGGCGGGGTCTAAACTAAGTTCTGAGAAAGGAGCTTTAGTTTAATCTGCGAGAGACCTGAAGTAGTCCAAATCTGCATCTTCTGTAATTGGTTTATCAAGTACAGCAATATCATCATCATTAAACTTGCTCACTACGGCAGTATCTGCCTTAGTTACAGGTGCGGCACCTTCAAAGCCTAGAACCTTATCAAGGCGAGACTTGAGTTGGTCATAAGGTTTGAATTGTTTCTTCTCTGTGAATTCTTTCAGAGAGTATTCTTTCTTCCACAATTCTTCAAGTTTCTCATCATCACCATCAAGCAATGCACTTGGTGTTGCGAATTCTGATTTATCGTAATTGCGATAACCTTCAACATTACGAATCTTCAACTTGAAGTTAGCACCTTCCCACAAGTCAAATGGGTTAACAGGTGTTTCATCCGCAAACTCAGGATTCATTGCTTCAGTAATCTTATCAAAGATTTTCTTACCGAATTTGTACAAACGAATTTGACCTTCGTTAGATGGATTTGTTGGGTCTGATACGACCAGAATATTTGCAACATAACTTAACTTGCGTTTTTGTTTACGAGCAATTTCTTTGTTGGCTTCAATGCCAGAGTTCCATAGTGTATTGTTATGTTCACAAACTGGGCACTTGTCATTAAGAGTTGTGAGACAGTTATCAATGAACCAACCACCAGGACCTTGAAAACCATGACTGAATGTACGAACCCATGGAAGACCATCTTCTCCGTCAATCGCAGGCGCAGGCAGAAAACGAATAACGGCCATGCCATTACCTGCTTTGTCTACTTCTGGTTGCCAGAAACGTGTGTCATCTTTGGATCCTGCCTCAGCAGGTTGGGAGGTAGCTTCAATCGCCTTTGTTAGTGTTTTGATATCACTACGATTGCGCTTAAGATTAGCAAATGAACTCATATGTATTTCCTTGTATAATTTGTATGTTAATATATTTTCTTGTCCACATTATCATCATATAGTGGTATATAGTCATTCAGAAAGAAGTGCTTCAAGATATTGCAAAGTTTCACCGATATCTTTATGAAGAATACCGATACCGCCTGCCTTGTTAAAAGCATTAATGATATCTTCGGTATCGTCAATCAAAATAACATCAGGCTTTGCATAATCTGATTTATGACTTCTACCTGGAACGACATTTGGTTTGTAAGCAATACCATGCTTCTTCAACCAAACCTTTTTCTGGTCAGCAACAAGGTCGTGAAACTTTTTGCCACCAGATGATGTTAACATTTCAACTTCAACATCATATTTGCGAATGAATTTAATCAATTCTTCACCACCAGGAAACCAATCTAAGGTTTCAAATTGTCTAGTGGTGCAGAAGTTGGTCCAATTCTCACTAAATTCTTTCCTGTCTCGACTTTCATTTGGTGATTCATCATATAACTCAACCCATCTTTTTTCAAAGAAACAGAGAACACCATCCATATCCAAATAAATCTTAGAGATTTTCATTTAACACCTTTTTTAGAATCAACTTGTATTTTACATCATCTTGAGGGATAAATGCGGTATACTTGATACACTTTTGCCGAATTGCAGGCCATCGAATTGTATCGTTGATTTTACTTGTCCACATAGGAAAGAATCCTAATATCTGATTGAGTATACACAGAGTTTCAATTTGTACCTCTTTTCTCAGAACCTTGGTGAGTAATAAAGGGTAATCACCATCTGTCATTAATGCATCATTTGGATTAGTACAGTCTCTGAAAATAAGTTTACAATCATTTTCAAAGGTGTATGACAGTGACTGAATTACCTTTTGTCGTTTACGGAAATTCATATCGGCCTCTTCTTGCAACAAAGCACCGACCCAAGCCTTTTCATCTTCTACTAAATTTGCAACAGTGAAATTAATTAAATCATCCTTGTTGGTATACTTACGAGACAATTTGTAGAAGTGATATTTGTCTTTACGATTTTCAAATGCTGTGACGGTGACATTAGTCTTGCCATTGTATTTAAAGTAATCGTATGAGTCAGTTGTGAAGTGAAGTTTTAGAGACTGATAGAGTCCAAAAGCTTCATAACCAGATATCATATCGGTAACCTAGCACCCTTTTCTTTTAGCATGTTATTGTCCATTGCTATATTCTCAATCTTCGCCTTTAGATTAGAGTTGATTAATGTAGCAGCCACTTCAATTTCAAGTCCAGTTAATTTGCAGTACTCTACAATCGCTTCAATGTAATTGAAGTTTGTACTTGCAACAAATTCTTCTATAGACTTGGCAAATTTTGCCATTTCATCTTTAGTTGGCATCTTGTCCTTTTGGACAATTCTTGTCCCAACATTCGTGTTGTAGCATTACACCATTATCAATCTTACAGACTGGACAAACTGATTTATCTTTCATTAACTGGTCTACAGTCCATTGCATCGCAGTTGATGGTGCAACACCTTGCCATGGGTTTGTCCAAGAGTCTGAAGCACCTGCACTTGGCGAATTCAAATCACCATCATAGATTGAT